TATTAAAAGATGATGTTTTGTTCAATTTGCAAGCAAGAGGTTATGTTTCTGGATTAAATGCATATTCTACAAATAGCAGAGCAGCAATAAGATTAATTGCAGCAGAAGATTGGGTTGGAGGAGGTGGCTATAATGGCCAAGGAACATACATTTTATTTAGATCAACTAATATTGGTGATAGTACAGCAAAAGATAAAGTTATAATTGGATCTAGCGGAATTAACGTTTTAAATGGAAATATTTATATCAGTGGAAACGCAGTGCTTACTGGAACAATTCCAACAGCACAAATTATATCAAACGTTGTCTATACCACAGGAGACCAAACTATTTCTGGAATTAAAAATTTCACTAACAATTTAGTTCTCCAAGATAATATTTTATTTAGTTCTCAACCAAGTGGATATCTTACTGGAATAGGATACTCTGGAAATTATGATGGCGGATATTTCTTAGGAAGAACAAAGCTTTCACAAAATACAAGCAGATTAGTTGATAGCAGTTTTGGTAATACTTGGACCGCTAAAGAAAGTAGTAGACTATGGCGCGGCATATCAATTAGCAGCGATGGAAAATATCAAAGCACATTTGTTTATGGTGGGCAAATTTATGTATCCTCAGATTATGGTAATACTTGGGCTGCTAAAGAAAGTAGTAGGAATTGGTATAGTATTTCAATAAGCAGCGATGGAAAATATCAAAGTACGATTGTTCTTGATGGACAAATTTATATTTCCTCAGATTATGGTAACACTTGGACTGCTAAAGAAAGTAGTAGATCATGGGTCAGCATATCAATTAGCAGCGATGGAAAATATCAAAGTGCGGTTGTTGCTTATAGTGGACAAATTTATGTATCCTCAGACTATGGCAACACTTGGGTTGCTAAAGAAAGTAGTAGGAATTGGCAAGGTATTGCTATTAGTAGTGATGGAAAATATCAAAGTGCTACTGTTAATAATGGGCAAATTTATGTATCCTCAGACTATGGCAACACTTGGGTTGCAAAAGAGAGTAGCAGAAACTGGGGTGATATTTCAATCAGTAGCGATGGTAAATATCAAACTGCATTAGTTCGAAATAATGGACGAATTTATGTTTCCTCAGATTATGGTAATACTTGGGCTGCTAAAGAAAGTAGTAGACTATGGTATACCATATCAATTAGCAGCGATGGAAAATATCAAAGCGCAGTCGTTTATGGTGGGCAAATTTATGTATCCTCAGATTATGGTAATACTTGGGCTGCTAAAGAAAGTAGTAGGACTTGGTATAGTATTTCAATCAGTAGTGATGGAAAATATCAAACTGCGGTTGTTTATGGTGGGCAAATTTATATTTCTAAAACAGACGAACAGATAGATGGAAATCTTTATGTTGATAATCTTTATGCTAATAATTTAGTTTATAATACTGGAGATCAAACTATTAGTGGAGTTAAAACTTTTGCAAATAACGTAAATGTTTCTGGTACTGGAAACTTCAATGCTGTTAAAGTTTCAAGCATCGACAAGTTATTCTTATCTGGGATAGATATTGTCATAACAGGTAATTCTTCGATTAATGTATATAATCAAATATACATTAATGGAAACCCAGTAGTAACTGGATCTGTACAACTTGGTTCTTATGCAACTTCAGCTAATTTAGCTTTAACTGGAAGTATTCTAGATAGTAAAATTAATAGTTTGAGCGGTTATATTGATGCTAAATCTATAGTTTTACCAACTACTTTAGTTTATACTACTGGCGATCAAACTATCAGCGGAGTTAAAACTTTCGCTTCTCCAATATATTTTAGTAGCGGAATAAATACTTATGGTGAGTTTGTAAATACTTCTGGTGGGTATATTGATTTAAGAGGAGGTGGAGGTGGAAGAGGTGGAAATATTATTAGCAGAGGACTACTTGATACAGCAGGCAATGGCAATTCTTCGAATGGAGGAAGTATAGATTTAAGCGCAGGACCTGGAGATTCAAGCCCTGGTGGGTCAATAATATCTATAGGTGGCGTGGATGATGGTAGTCCAGGTGGAACTTTAAACATGTCTGATAGTGGTGGAAATATAACAACTTCAAATGATGGTGGTTCAATCGACACCTCAAATGGTGGCGGTTCAATCAATACTTCGCAAGGTGGTTCAATCAATACACAAGGTGGTGATAGTGGTGGTGGTTCAATAAACACTTCTGGCGGAGATGAGGATGGAGGCTCAATCAATACCTCAAATGGTGGAGGCTCGATTGATCTTAGCGGAAACACTAATGGCGACAATCCAGCTTTTGGTGGATCTATATTAGCAAGTGCTGGGGCTGGCTATGAGAGCTGGGATGGTGGTTCTGGTGGTACGCTTGATATGCGTGGCGAGGGTGGTAGTGAGGAGGGTGCTGGAAGTAATGGAAGATCTGGTGGGTCGATCAATACTTCGATTGGAGGTGGATCAATAGACACAAGAGGTCAAGGACAAATACAGTTTGGTATAGATGGAACTCGCACAACACTCTCTGGCACTGCCACAACAAATAGAACAATTTACTTACCAGACCTAAATGGGACTCTTCTGACAACAGAAGCAAATTTTGTAAAAAATATGGTTTATACAACTGGATCTCAAATTATTTCTGGAAGTAAAACTTTCGTTTCTCCAATAGTTTTTTCTAGCGGAGCAAATGATGGAATCCAATTTGGCGGGGCTGGTGGAAGTATTGATTTAAGAGGAGGTATAGCACAAGATGGGTCTGATGGCAGCAAAGGTGGTAGCATTATTATGGTTGGAGGAATTGCAAATAATGCACCAAATGGCGCAGGAAATATTAATACTTCAGCATTCGGCGAGAGTGAAGGAGGAGATATTCTTACTTATGGTGGAGGTAATGAAGGTAATCATGGAGGTTCTATTATTACTATTGGAGGAGGCTCAGCTGGTGGTGATATTGATACTAGGGGTAATGACTTTCATGGTGGTTCAATCTACACCTATGGCGGAGATAATGGCCCAGGTGGTTCAATCTACACCCATGGCGGAGACCTTGGCGAAGGTGGTTCAATCAATACTTCTAACGGAGGTGGTTCGATTAACTTGACGGGGAAAGGTTTTATCGAATTTGGAACATCAATAGGAGTTTTACAAACAAGAACAACTCTTAGTGGTACGGCTTCAACAAATATAACAATTCGTTTACCAAATGATAATGGAACTTTAGCTCTTGATTCAAATGTTGTATATACAACTGGAAATCAAACTATTTCTGGCAGAAAAACATTCCTTGATTCTGGAGTCTTTTCGAATGAAGCAGTACCAGCTGTACCATTATTAAATAATCCATTATCAATAGTTGGTAGCGGAAATAATTACTTACAACTTAATATTCAAAATAGAGCAACTGGCACAAATGCCACAGCAGATTTAGTTATCACAGCTAACAATGGAACAGATAATGCTAATTATATTAACCTTGGAATTAATAATAGTGGATATAACGATCCTGCATTTAGTAATGGAAGTGGATTAGACGGATATCTATTTGTAAATGGCGGAAGTTTAGACATTGGAACTCAAACTCCAAATACCGCTGTAGAATTCCATATCGGGGGTACTACAGCCAATAGAGCTATAGCAAGAATAGATTCTTCTGGAATAAATATACTTAGTGGCACCTATAGAGTTAATGATATACCAAGTAACACTTTTACAATTACATTAACGCATTCATCAGCTACTCCTGGTGTTGGTTTAAATTACTTTGGAATGAATGATGTTGGATATAGTTCCGCTTCTCTAGGTATAAGAAGAAGAATACCAATTGCTGAAACTTGCCAAATTAGAAAAGCCTCGTGGTCGCATTTAGTTGGTACAACTGGATCACCAAATAATCTACTTTCAACTGGATACGTTATTAATACATCATCAACTCCACCTCAAATAGGAATAGTAAGCACGCTTATTAGTAGTATAAGTGAAACTATCCCAGCTCATTATATAACAAATTTCTCTCCGCCAATTAATGTAACTTCTGGAGATCTAATAGTAGCTGCTTTAGGCATTAGTGGATTCACAATTGCTCCATTAGCAATAAGAGACACAGTCATATTATATTGCTATAATTAATATTTTAAATAAAGTGTAATTTAATATATGATTATAAATACAGTAACATCTATTGCCCAAGAAATATACGAAGAATTGGGTGAACCTAGTGATCTTAGTATTGCAGCTATAGCTGCTTGGGTAAGAAGAAATATTGGTGGACTTGGTAATTTAATAAATAGACAATTCGAAGTTAATAGTGCTACTTTGGAGATTAATCCCAATCTTGGTGACGCTGAAAAATATATATTCAAAAAAATGTATTCTGTATATTTTTTCGACCTTAGAATCAAAAGCACAGGAAGTCTAGCCTCAACAGACTTTATTACAATTAAAGATGATATTGGTAGCGTTCAAAAAGCTAATAAAAATGAAATCTTAAAAAGTTACATATCAGTTAGAAAACAAGAATATGATGAGTTGCAAGATTTTGTTAATAAATATGAACTTAATGAAGTTACTCCTTTACAAGTTGCTGGAGATGATACTATTCCAGGAGTTTATGATCCAGTTGGAAGGAATGCCTTTCGCAATATAAGAACAATTTGGTACTCAGCATAACACTATGAGCTTTATAAACTCAACAGCTGCGGCAGAATTTTCGCAAGATTATGATAATTTTTTTACTTATTTTTCCAGACCTTTTATCGTTCATAAAGACCCAGTAAGAATTGTAGAACAAGTTCAAAGTGCGCCATTATATGGTTATGGACAATCTTCAGATGCAGTGAATTTTACCTATATTCCTGTAACTGGAATTTTTAATGGAAGAATTTATTATAACAATTCCAACGACGCAGATGCTGTTAATAGTGAATTAAAATTAGTTTTTGTAAAAGGAGATGTCACTTTGAAAGTTAAACAAGATGCAAGAGATTTTATTGCTAATGGAAGAACTATAAAACTTGAATTTGATGGAAAAACTTGGAATGTTATCACAGAAGATATTGTTAAGAAATATCTTAATAATACATATTATGTATACGGATTAGAACAAACTAAATAATATGGCTGCTAAAATTAACCTTAATCAAATCCGAAGTGAAGTCGCATCTTCATATGAAAAAACCTTAAAAAAAGAAGGAATTATTTTTGCTGAAGAAATTTTACAAGAAAATTTAGATAAATATATAAATGAAATTAAAAATCATCCAGTATCTAAAGAATTAGATAGCGGTCCAGACGGTGAAAATGTTAGTAATACTCTAAATGGAAAAGAAAATCTTTTTGCTTTTATTGGATTTGATAGTGAAGATAAACCAGTTGATGATCTTACTCAACTCATAAAACAAAATACATTTTTAGATAAAAAATCTACTTTTGATAAGAAAAACTTTCAATTAAAATTTAATATATTCACTCCATCAATAGAAGAAATTAAATCTGTCACTCCTTTGCCTTTTGAAAGAGGAAGAAGTTGGGTTAAGGGTGTAGAAGATGGTATTTCTGGATTTGGATATTATGTTTATGGAAAGTTATTTCCCTCTAGCAGATCTGGTAGAGGAATTCAATCTAAAAATAAAGTTAGAGTTGCCGCTTATAAACCTGTAAGATATATGTCAGAACTTTATACTAATTTTATAAAAAATTTAAGATAATATGATCCCACAATTTGATAATATTTTAATGACTAGCATGTTACTTTGGTTAGACAACAAAGTATCAACTAATGGACAAGCTTATACCAATTATCAGAGCGTATTTTATCCTGTTACTAATATGTATTATGGATATTATACATATGGCGCACCATTAAAACAAATGGTTATAGACTCTTCAATAAGTGGCGCAAATATCATAAGTGGAGTTTATCTTAATGGAGTTTTTACAATTCCTGGACAAAATAATTTAAGTGGAATTAACGCTTCAGAAGGCCAATTGTATTTTAGTCAACCCGTAAATAATCCTAGCACAGCTTTAAGCGGCAATTATGCTGTTAAAGATTTCAACATCTATTTGACTAGCAAAACTGAAGAAAATTTATTATTTGAAACTCAATATCAAATTAACCCTAAAACATATCAAAATCCTACTGGATTACCAGTTGGTTCAGAGACATATCCTGTTATATATTTAAAATATCAAGGAGGAAAGAACAAGCCTCTTGCATTTGGTGGGTTTGATCAAACAGTTGGTAATGTTAGAGCAATCATATTATCTGATAGCGTATTTAGTTTAGACGCTGTAACAAGCATAATGAGAGATACTGCTAGGGAGCTAATACCATTAATATATCCAAATGAAATGCCATTTAATTCATTAGGATCAGTGAGTACGCCAAATAATAATTTTAATTATATTAATTTTACAGCAAATAAAGCTAATACCGATGATTATCTATATATTAATGAAGTTAATGTGACTAAAACTGATACTAGAATACTTAATGCTACAAATAGCTTAAATAGGAATGTATATTCCGCTTTTGTTGACTTTGAGGTAATTAAGAATAGATATCCAAGACAATAAAAAAATAGAAAATAAATAAAAAAAATGGTGTAATAACTATAAATGGAGAAATACTAATATGGCAAGAAATCGTATAATTTATCAATCAGAAGCTGTTTATGCTGGACCCGCTCCAGCAACAGGTTACCACTACGGAACATACACACCTGGAATCGGTGGAAATAGTAATGTACCAGACCAAAATCGTAACCTAGTTCAACAGCTACAAAGAATTCAAACAGCTAATTATAGCTTTACAGTAGATCGCACAGATGTTAATCAATTCGGACAATTAGCAGCTATTGATCGTGTAATTTTAACCAATCCAACAGTTTCATTAGATTTTAGTTATATTAACTCGAGTCTTACTAATGAAAACGATCTAGGATTCACAATTGCTTCTGGAAGTAGTGATTCAACTGTTTCTGCTATTTCTGGATTCTTAAATAAAACTTCAGACGAAAGAAATTACTTTATTCGCACAACTCCAGAAGGTACAGATGCAGTAGGCTTTACAGATGGATCTGCTACAAATAACGGAGTTATTGGAATTGGTAATGCATTCTTAACATCCTACTCAACAGAAGGCTCTGTTGGTAATTTCCCAACAACAACTATTAATGTTGAAGGCTTGAATATGAATTTCCAAAACGGAATTAGTGGAAATTTTGTTCCAGCAGTTAATCCAGTAAACGGTTTAGCTCTAAGTAATTATTATCAATTAGCTCAAGCTGTTCAAAATGTTGGAATTGGAAGTGGAAGCGCAATTAGTGCTTTACGCCCAGGAGATATTACATTATCATTAAGTAATACATTGGCTAGCGGAGTTGATGTAGACACAATGAATATTCAGAGTTATACATTGAGCTTTGATCTAAGTCGTACACCAATTCAAAGACTAGGAAATAAATTCGCATTCACAAGAGAAATTGACTTCCCATTAACAGTAACATTAAGTGTTGATGCTCAAGTCACAGCAATGAATGCAGGAAATTTAGCAAATCTTGTAGTTGATGATTCTGCTACTTATAATCCATCAATCACAATCAAGAGTCCTTCTGACTCTAATCTAACTATGGCAAAATACATCCTTAAGGGTGCAAAATTAGATAGTCAAGAATATAGCTCTGATGTAGGTAGCAATAAATCTGTCTCCCTTACGTTCAGTGCTCAAGTTGGTGGCCCACAAGATACAGCTAACGGATTATTTATCAACGGACAGTTCTAATAAATAATACATAATTAAGTTATAAAATAACCCCTACGTTCTCGTAGGGGTTATTTTTTGTGTAATTGAAGTTAGGCAGAGGGTTAGATAAAGGTAAAAGATTATGGAAAACGATCCTATTAAAGACATGACTCTTTTTCAGATAAAGAGAAAGATCACAAATATATACAAGAATTTCTTTTTTATTCTTGAAGACTTGACTGATTCTGGATATAATATAAATGATGAAACTTATCAAAAAATGCGCAAAAGAATACTTGATAATGCTAATGATGCAGTAAGAGAGATAGAAGAGAACTTTACTAAACTGAACATAACATTAAAATGAAATCTAAAAAATTAAACTATAATTTTCCTATAAGTGAAATAATAGAGGGTAATCTTTCGACACAAAGCATACAAAAGAGTTTGAAGGATAACTTTGGAATTTTAAAACCAAGTTTAACAACATTTAAGAATCCTAATTTTATTAAAAATTATCAGAACTGGGATGACAATAAAAAACATCAATTTATTAAAACAATTGGTGGAGTAGTTTACTATGGTAAAATCAAAAACTATCTACAGGAATTAATTGACGGTAATGGAGAAAAAATATGAAAACAATGTTTGAATTCGATATATATCACGAAAAAGAAATAGAAAAAATAGAAGTATCTACTAATGAAAAAGGCGAAGAAGTAAAGACTACCTCTAAGGTTAAAACTGCTGTTCCAGTGAAGTTAGCTATTAAAAAACCTACAAGAACTCTGTTCGATGAAGCTGAATTATTTTATGGGGTTAGGCTTTCAGAAGGAATTAAAGCTGGATTATTAACTAGAGCATTACTAGCTAAAAGATTTAGTAATGACGGTGGAGTATTAAGTGACGATGAACAAAAAGAATACAATGAGCTATATCTGGAATTTTTTAATTTACAAAATGAATTTCAAAAATTATCTATTAAAGATGAAGCCATAAGAACAGAAGAAGAAAAGCAAGAGGTTCAAAATGTAATTGTAAAAATAAACCTTTCTAGAGAAAAGCTTCAAAGATATGAAATGGCGCAAGCTAATCTTTTTGAACAAACCGCAGAAAATAGAGCTAGAAATAAAACCATTATGTGGTGGGTTCTTCAACTTAGTTTGATACAAGGTGAAGATAAAAAATTTAAAGAACTTTTCAAAGAAGGCCCTTATGATGCTAAGCTTAAAGTATATGACGAAATTGAAGAGTCTGAATCTGGAGTAGAGAAAATAGCTTTGCAAAAACTTCTTTATCTAATTAGTTTCTGGTATATTGGTAGAGCAGCATCCCAAGAAGAATTTGAGAAACTTTTGAATGTCATGCAAAAAGATGAAACAAAAGAATCAAAGGGATAATGATTGCAAACGTTAGAAAAGAACAAATTAAGGCTTTCATTTGTTGATATATTAAAAGGATATAGCCTATCCTATTATAAAAATAATAAATTATATTTTAAACATAATACAAGTCTTGATTCTGGAGATATAGATCACCTTAGACAAGAGTTTATAGAAATAGCCCAAAAAAAGGGGCTTCCAACTGAAGATCAAAAAGAAGACTATATAATACTAGAAGATCTTTGGTCAAAAGATAAGAATAAAGAAATTAAAGATTTAAAATTTGATATATCTAACTTAAGGACAACCAAATCAAAGCTATTTAAAAATGAAGATATTAATGAATTCAATAAACAAATTGATGCGAAGAAATTAGAATTAATTAATTTAATTTCTGAAAGAAAAGAACTTTTAGGTTTTACTGTAGAAGACTACGCAAACAAAAAAATTAATGAATATTATATGTTTAACTCATTATTCAAGGATAAGAACTTAAAAGATAAATTTTTTTCTGAACAAGAATTTGACGAATTAGAAAATAAAGATATATCTGAAATATTGCAAATATATAATGATATCAATAAAAATTTTGCAGAAAATAATCTTAAAAAAATAGCTCTTTCTTCTTATTATCTTAGCTTATTTAATATTTGTGATGAGAGCGCGTATAATTTATATGGTAAACCTATAATATATTTAACTTTTTATCAAATGGAAGTGTTTGGATATGCTAGATATTTCAAGAGTGCATTAGAGCAAGCGAAGCATAAACCAAGTGATGAATTATATGAAGATCCAGAAAAACTTATAGAATGGTTAGAGAGTAGTCGAAATGCACAAGAACTTCTTAATAAAACAGAAGAGGGTCATAGAAAAACAGAGGGTGCAATAGCTACTTCTATTATAGGGGCTAAAAAAGAAGATCTAGCTAAAATAGGCAAAGATGAAAATAGCATAAGTCTACATAAAGAAGCTCAGAAAAAGGGTGGTGTTTTGAATATGGATGATCTAATAAAGATGCATAAAGCTTAAATATCTAATACTATCATAATTAATCATATTTTGTGTAATTTATGATAGCAAAAGGATTAAGGAATGGCAAGAACATCAGCTACAATTAGCGTAGGTGCGGATACTAGGCAGCTTGAAAGAGATATTCAAGGCGCTTTAAGCCGTGATTTTAAATTAAAAGGATTGAATGAAAAGGCCTTTACTCAACCTTTGGGTAGAATCACTGGTTCAGCAAATGAATTTCAAAAATCATTAGATGCATCTAATGCTCGCGTTATAGCCTTCGGAGCAAGTGCTGGATTGATATTTACTGTAGAAAAAGCATTTACTTCATTGGTTAAAAGCACTATAGATGTTCAAAAATCATTAACTGATATTAATGTAATATTGAACGCGAGTGCTGGGACTTTAGATAAATTTGGTAATAGCTTATTTGATATAGCTAAAAATACTGGTCAATCTTTTGATGTGGTTGCTGTGGCTGCTACTGAACTTTCTCGTCAAGGTCTTGGCCTAGAAGAAACTCTTAGAAGAACTCAAGATGCATTAATATTAACTCGTTTAAGTGGCCTTGATACAGCAAGTGCTGTAGAAGCTTTAACAGCTACAATCAATAGTTTTAATAAAGCTGGCTTAGATTCAACAACTATTATTAATAAATTAGCAAATGTTGATGCGGCTTTTGCTGTTAGTAGTGGTGATCTTGCAGAAGCTATTAAACGAGTTGGATCTTCTGCATCAGATGCAGGGGTTGATTTTGATGAACTATTAGCAATCGTAACTAGCGTACAACAAACTACAGCTAGAGGCGGTGCAGTAATTGGAAATTCTTTAAAAACAATATTTACAAGAATAGAAAGAACCGAGACCTTAGACCAACTTGAAGAACTAGGTATTAAAGTAAGAGATTTGCAAGGAGATGCATTACCAGCAATTCAAATTCTTTCTAATTTATCTAATACTTTTAATACTTTAGCTAGTTCTCAAAAGGCTCAAGTAGCTGAAACTGTTGGTGGTATATTTCAAATTAATATTTTAAAAGCAGCGTTAGGAGATTTAGGAAAAGAGTATTCTGTTTACGATAGAGCCTTACAAACATCAGCGAATAGTACTGATCAAGCTATCCAAAGAAACGAAGCTTTAAATCAAACTCTCTCTGCTTTAATTAATCAAACTTTTCAAAATTTAATTCGTGTTTCTTCTGACGTCGGAGAAATATCTTTGGGACCAACATTTAAAAATACTTTAGAGATATTGAACAAAGGATTAGAGTCGTTATCTACTGATAGTAGTTCTACTGGTGGAAAAATTGGTAAAGGAATATTAGAGGGTATTGGCACATTTATAAGTGGGCCAGGAGTTATATTAATTACTGCTGTTTTTGGAAAATTACTTTTAAATTTAGGAAAATTTGCTGCTCAATCATTAGGCGTACTTTTAAATATAAATACTCAATCTGAACAAAGAGCGCAAATACAAGCTAAAATTAACGAAGTATTAGCTCAAGAACCATCTTTGGTAGCTGCAATATATAGCAAACAAATAAGTGTCTTAGAAGTAGAAAATCAAATTCTTAATATAATTAGATTGCAGACTATAGAAAGAGAAAAGGCTGCTGCTGTTTCAGCTAGTATTGCTGGAGGATTAACTAAACGAGGAGTAAGTACTAAAGGTGGATCTTTAAAAGCCAGCTCAGGATTTATACCTAATTTTAGCGCTTCAGAAATCTATGGCGCATTAGCTGGAGGATATATGCCAGGAAATATTCGACAAATGAATATTCCTGGAAAAGGAAATGTAACTTATAATAGCGCAGAAACAGTTAAGAATTTTCCAGGAATGAGCCAGCCAGCTATTATGCCACCTCAAGATAGCAAAGCTGGAAAAAATTATCAAAAACAATTTTCTAGCGCTCATGGATTTAATCCTTACGCAAGTGAAGGTTTTGTTCCTAATTTCGCTATAAGTCCATTCCAAAGGGCTCAAAAACTTTTTACAGAAGCAAAAAGTTCAAAAATAGATATTGAAGATTTAATTATAAAAAGAAATTATGCAATAACTCCAGAAGTAAGAAAAGAAATAGAAAGCATTAAAATAGATCCTAAAAAAACCGCACAAACAAAAGGAGAAGTAATTACTTATGATGCTAGTAAATTAGGTATAGTTGGTGTAGGTGGAATAAGAGGCACAGTAAATCCCGAAACTTCATTTAAAACGTTGGGTTATACAAAAGACCCAAGATTCGTAAGATTCCAAGGAATACAAGCCAGAACGCTTGAAGATTTAAAAGGTAGTACAATTCAAGATAAAAATTCTTTTTCTACAGAGGTCAATAAATTATTTGTTGGTCCTCTTGCTCAACTAGCTAATAATATTTTTGGGCCATTAAGTCCAGATCCAAAATTTAAATCTACACTTGCTTCTAATACTAGAAAAGAGGGCATTAATCTTTTTCCAGCAGGCACAGAAGGATCAATTTTCGAAGCAGCTGTAAATTTAGGTACAAAACGCGGGGGAGCTTTAGAAAAAGCTTTCGATCAAAATACGGCTCAAAAACCATTTGATTTTGAAGAAGCCTCTCCCCCAGCTACAGCTTTTAATAGTAAATTTGGGTTTAAGCCAGCAGTTTTGCGTGCAGATGCAAAAAGAACAATCTCAAGTACACAAGCAAGAGAAATAATTGATAAAGCCTATAGAGATCCTATAGCCAGCAAAGATCCTTTACTACCAAAACCAAGAATAGCTGCTTCAGGTTTTATCCCTAGTTTTACAGCATTAGATAATGCTATTGGAAGAGAAGTAGCATCTGGTACAGCTACTTCTAAAATAAGAGTTGGTAAAGATTCAAGACTAACATCTTTAGCAAATCCTCTCGGCTTAGGAGTTTATAATACAAAAGATGAACCTAGAGGTCTTAGCCAAGGGGTTGAAAGATATGGATCAAAAGCTAAAACCGCAGGAGCAGCTGCTGGATTTATTCCTAATTTTGCAGCATTATCATTTAATCCTGGAAGTTTAGGTGCACTTGATCCGTCTATTGCAAGTAGAGAAGTAGGTGCGAGGTTTTCAAAGATAGTAGCCAAATTAAAAACTCAAGAATATACACTTGACCAAGCAAACGCAAATCTTAAACAATTAACCTCAGAATATGGACTCGCTGCAAGTAGTCAAAATAGATTTAATCAAATTTTACAAAGCAGAGGATCTCAATTTGCAAGTAGCGCAAGATCTGCGACTTTAGCATTAGATAACAGTAAAAAAGGTTTTGAAAAATTTGGTGGTGCGGCTTTAGCTGCTTCCTTTGTTATACCAATGATTTTACAAACAGTTAGTCAATTTAACGAAGGAAATAAAAAATTACAATTAGGAATAAATGCAGCAAGTACAGCATTGAGTCTTACTGCCGCTGGAGCTATTTTTGGTCCTGCTGGCGCAGCTGGAGGTGCGGCTGTTGGAACAGGATTAGGTTTATATCAATATTTTAAAGGGTTAGAAGGACTGGATCTTGATAAACTTAAAAATGATATTCAAGCGCTTCAAGATGAATTTAATAATACCTCAACGTCTGTAAATCAAATTATACCATTAATAGAAAAATATAAAGAGATTCAAGGTTCTAGCTTGCCTGATGCTGATAAAGCTGAAGCCTCATTAAGGGTTCAAAGTCAAATTACTGAAAACATAGGAAAAATTGGACCAGAATTTTCAGACGCTCTATTCAAGGCTTTAGAAGATGCTGTAAAAACTGGAGACTATACTGTATTTTCTAATACTTTAAGTAAGGCTTTAATTCAAGCAAATTCTAAAATATCAAATTTAACCTCAGAAGCTGTATTTGAATCGATAAAAGCAGAAGGAAATAAAGTAGAGAATAAGGCTACAGCAGGAGGTATTTCAAGAGCGATAACTGGACTACAAACTCCAGAAGGTAAAAATATAATACAAGAATTAGCGAATAAACCAGGCGGGAAAGAAAAAATTTCAGCAGTGTCTGATCAATTGAATTCTTTATATACATTAAGAGGGACTTTAAAAGAAAATCAAAGCAAACAACAAAGCCTCATGAAGCAGATAAGTACTACAGTAAGTACTGGAATTGGAAATCTTTTTGGTGGAGATGCAGGACTTGAATCAGAAGAGTCTAAAAAAGCAAGAGAAGAAATTGAGAAAAGTTCAGTTTTATTGAAAACAAATTTAGGAAATATTTTAACTACAGTAGAGCCTTTATTCCAAGCTACAGATGAAGGAAGAATTCAATTTGAAAAATTAAGTAAAGCTGCTGAAAGCGCTACTTTAAGCGAGGAAGCAGCAGATAAAGTAATTAAAGATACAAAACAATATTTAGATAATATTCGTGATCATCAACAAAAAATTGAATCTCTTATGAAAAGCGGAATCTCAACAGTAGACCAATATATTCTAGGATTTAAAAATAATACATTAAATTCAAAAGATGCTCAAGAATTTTATAAGAAAACATTTGCATTACAAAACGATCCATTAAAAATGTTGGGTAGAAGTCAAAATGATCTTAATATGTCTGTTGCAACTACTATACTTAATGAAGATAGTAGAAATAGAGTGCTTAAGAAATTGACTGAGGCAGAAGATACATTAAGAGCAAAATTAGCAAATAGACAAATAACAGAAGATCAATATGCTAAAGCCCTTGAAGGATTAAAAGATAAAATAATTCTTGAACAAAGAAGAGGTGGAACAATATTTGCAGAGGATTTTAGAGGCGGAAGACAAACCGCAAGAGAAAATAAGGCTCTAGCTGGCCAAACACAATTAGAAGATTTCGCTGGTGCATTTTTTGATGAATTTGATAATAGCGCTGCAGATTCATTCCGTCAAGCTCAACTAGGTGCGAAAGATACTGCAAATACAATCAAAAGTGAATTTAATAATGCCTTTTTATCTTTTGCGAATGGAACAGAAACTGCTAGTGACGCTTTTACAAGAATGGCGAATAATATAAGTGATAAAATACAACAATTGGCCTTAGAATTCGCAACAAATCAAATTTTTGGTTCTCTTTTTGGTACCACTAGTAACATATTTGGAGGTGGAGGTGGCGGTGGAGGTATTGGAGGTTTCTTTGGTTCATTATTTAAATCAAAAGGGGGAATGATAAAGGGTTATTCTACTGGAGGTAATGTAGTTGGTGGATCTGGAAATAAAGATGATGTTCCAGCTATGTTAAGTGGTGGAGAATATGTTGTAAGAAAGAGCGCTGTTAATAAGTATGGTCCAGAATATTTGCAAATGTTAAATGAAGGAAAAGTTGAAAAACGCTTTTTGGGAGGAGCTGCTGGTTTAGCTATGGCAGGACTTGCGCAAGGCAATCCTTCTATGTTTCAAAATATAGCTCCAGCATTTGGTATAAATCTAGGCAACAGCAAAGGAAGTAATCAAAATGTTTCTACCAACACTTCTCCAACTTATACTTCTCCAACTTCTAGCGTAGGCATGCGCGCAAGACAGAGCGACAGAGAAGATAATTATTTTAAATACGGTGGAAGAGTCCAAAGATTTGCGGCTGGTGGAGAAACTTCTTATCTTGGAACAAATGTTTATAGATACAATGATCCTCTTTATCCAACCGCTGGAAAAGAAGTTTTTAGTTCAAATTTAAGCGCAAGAGCCCTTATTGATCCAAATAATCCTCAAAATAAAATAAGGCAAGATAGAGAAATGGCATTGTATGATTATTTAAATTATGTGGAAAGCGTTATGCAGTCTAATAGAGAGGCTCTTGAAGAAAATATAAGAATGAATCAGCAGATACAAGACGAATATAATAAGCAAAAAAGTGCAAAAAGTAGAGGCGCTTGGATGAGTTTTGGTCTTGGTCTTCTTGGAGCAGGAGCAAGTCAATTTTCATCAATGGGAGGGTTTGGGGGTATTGGTGGTAGCGCATCAAAATATGGAGCATCAGCAGCTTTAGGAGGTGGATCTGCTGCAAGACAAAATTATGCCAATAGCTCCCCGCTTCGTTACAGCACTCCAACGCCAAGAGCAAATGGTGGTTATATTAAAGGTTTTGCAAATGGTGGTTCTAGTGGTAAAGATGATATTCCAGCTCTTTTAATGGGTGGAGAATTTGTAATGAAGAAAGATGCTGTTAATATGTATGGTAAAAAATTCTTTGATGATCTTAATTCTGGAAGAGCAAGAAAATTTGCAGAAGGTGGAGCAGTTGGTAATGATAACATGTCGAATAATAGTAATTATTCTCCAACTAATAATGTTAATGTCACAGTAAATTTAAATCAAGAAAAAGTAGTTTCTGAAAAGAAAGACGAAGAATCATCTACAAACGAAGATAGAAGAGCAGAAAATGAAAGAACAAAACAATTAGCCGCAAAGGTTAAAGATCAGGTTCTGCTAGTAATCACCCAACAACAAAGACCAGGTGGATTATTAGGTTCTAACGTATATAGGAAACGATAATTTATAATATAAGTTTTGCAGAAAAATTAATTAAATCTTTATCTGATATAATTTGGGATTTACTTATAGAAGGATTTTCATTTAAGTATTCATTTAAACCTTGTAAATCATAAGAATATTTAAACAATAAAGTAATATAATCTTTTCCATCAATATTTGTCTTATATTTTTCATTATATTTGAGATTATTACTAGTCTCTATATAGAACTTCTCATTGTTATAAAAAGTGGTTATATATTCGATATAAATATTGCAAGTATCGTTGTTTTCTTCGATTTCGATGATTTTGGCTTGAAGTACCCCTTGGCTTTGAAGATAATCTAGGTCAATCGCTACATCTTCATAGGAGTTAGAATCTCTACCATAAAAGCCTAAATATCCCTTTTGTAGGTTATAATTATTGTCAAGTACGTCGTCTGTATTCAAATCATTGGATAAGCATATAGTTTTATTGGCTTGATCTTTATTTAACAGTGGAAAATAAGTATTAAATACTATATCATTGATTGATAAATCTGAGGTTAAGCTATTTGAATTTAAACTTTGATTATTAAATAAGTATAAGTAATTTTGATAAAATATTACAGTTTCATTATTTATGGATTGCTTATATATTTTGCCAATATTAAATGTTTGATTAGGAAAATATTCTTCATATAGGTTATTAATATCTTCTTGAGCTTCTTTTTGTTTTAAGAAATTATATAATTCAGATTGAAAATAATTAAGCGGAATAATTTTAACGTTTAAATTTTCTGATATTTCTACTATATCAGTTTCAATAAATGGCACTGTAAGTAAAGTAGTTGATTCATTTACATCTAACCATTTTTCTTTTATGTTTTCTATAAATAAATTACTTAACTGTTTGTTTTTTAAAACTTTATTAGAGACTTCGCTTAGAATTAAGAAAGAATGAATATTTTTTTGATTAAAATATTCTTTATTAATTAATAATTTTATGCTAACATAATCGCTGCTTCTATAGACTTTATTGAATAAAATATTTTTATTTAAATCTTCAATTTGATCATACTCAATATTTATATTAAAATCACCTTTCCCATCATTATTGAAATCTATAGAAAAAAATATTTCTTTAAAAAATCCTAATTTATTATTTAATTCTTTAAATTTATTATAATTATTTTCAAAATTGTATTTAAAATTACTTTTAACTTTATTTTTTGAGAAATTAACAAAATATTTGACCTTTGGAGTTCTTTTTATTCTTTCAGATTTTATTTGTAAAATTGATTCATTGTTTTTAATATTAAAATATTTTTCTATTAAGATATTATTTTTGTCTTTTACGCATATGTTATATGAAGGAAATTCTTTAGAAATTTCTAAATAATCGGGGATATCTCTTAAAGTGTCCCATTCTAATGTTAAATTCAAATTATTAATTTTCATAATTAATATACATTAATTCCAGATGCTATTACAGTAAATGAAGAAACTTGGTTTTGAAGTCTAAAAACTCCAGTGGCAGGATTAGATCTTTCTCCTATACTATTTTCCTCAAAAATTCTAAAATAGTAATCACCAGTATAAACAGGAGTAGAGAATGGTGGAAATATTGGAGTATAAATTACATCATTATAAGAATAAGTTATTCCAGTCCGTAAATTATTTAAAGAAAAAGTATTTACAAGAGCGCTTTGAGGAGTAGTTGCTCCAAAGTTAACTCCAGAATTAATATATGTATAGTACAAGCTATTAGAAGAAGGCGATGTTGAGGTTGATGGAATTATAGAATAAATTATACTATTAATTCCGCCTTGATTAGATGTATAATGTCCTTTTGTGAAATCATATGGATCTTTAAGAAAGTATCCATTAGAATCTCTAAATAGGCCACTCAATTTTAATCCTGGAGTATTTGGAGCTGCTGGACGATTTGGAACATTAACTAAAGTTGCGACATTGTCTATATCTTTAAATTTATTTTCATTATATTCTAATGCGTTTACATAAAAAATTGATGGTTCACTTTCTGTAATATTTAATACTCTATATTTCTTGGGTTTGTTTAAATAAGATTCTAGATAATATCCTGGATACAAGGCTCTACCGTTGTTGTTCATCTCAGACCTAGTATTGATTCCCGCGGTTGCATAACCAGAAGTATTAATGTCTATATTCCAAACTGTATTTTGAGGCAATGTAGTTAAATAACTGTCTAAAGCAAAAGTCCCATAATTAGCATTTATTGATGCTCCATTGCTATAGAAAGATGAATCAAAATATAGAGTTTCATTTTGGGTTTTTGCTGGTCTAGAACGCACAATAACGCCATCTTTAAGATAATTGATCCATGATCCATTATACTCTATTCTTAATTTTGTTGAAGTAGTATAAGATCCATAAGAGCCCATGTTATTGCCATCTTCATAAATATAAGTGTTAGTATCGGCAGCAAAATACCAAGCATAATCTAAACTACCATAACTTTCATCTGTTGTTTGATCAGTATTTAAACCAAACATAACGTATTTGTCTGTAAAGTTTGAAGTCGCTTCAGCAAACATATTTTTACTATATGCTAACGAAGAATAAGCGTGTTTGTTCCAACCATCGGCTACAGTTTTTGTAAATACGTTTCCTACTCTCGTCATACCTACCGAGCTTATATTTTCAGGAATATTATTTATATATGGAAAATTAATTCTTATGTTATTACTATATATTCCAGACCCACTTGTCAAACAATTTTTAGGATTATTTATTGTAATTGATTGTAATTGACTTCTTCTTAAAAAAGAGCTATTTAATCCAGAAATTCCAGAAGAATTTATCCCAGCGTTACCTGTAGCGTATGAGTCCCCAAGTTGTGTGCCAAAATTTAAATTATAAGTTGGGGTCAACACATTAAACATAAATGAATTATTTGCATTGACTCCAGTAATTGCATATGTATTTGTAAAATTATAGGGAAGATCTAATACCGCATATCCAGTTGTTAATTCTAAAGTTCTACCCGCATATGCTGCATTTCTTCTATATTGATCGTAAACAGAAACAACATCTCCTGGTCTTAAATAATTACCTTCTAAACCTAATTTAAAATCCACAATTTCTGTTTCACTATTTTGAGTTGTAAGTAGCCATTTTCCAACTCTTCTTGCTTGATTTTTACTTGTGCATCCGAACGCTACTATTTCTGTTTCTCTTATGCCAAATTTTAAAATTGAAGATTTGTCTTCTACATATTCAATTCCAGGTTTATAATTATCGGTTTCATCATTAAATCTAACTAGAGCTACGGTTTTTCTAGATTTTTTAGAAGCATCAGAGTAATTAAATGAACCATCTATAACGTTACTATTGTTAAAAAGATATATAGGGTCTTTAGGGGAATCTTGAGTTACAGTTATTTGTCCAGCTGAATAATAAGTAATTGCTAAAAATATACTAGCCATATCATTTAATACTTTATAAGCTTCTTCTTTTGAAGAAAGGTACAGATTGCATCTAAATCTTGGCTCTAAACCTCCAACTCCATCGGTAACTAATTGATCACAATATTGAGCAATTTCATATAAGTTCCATTTATCTGCTAAATCTGCGTTAATATATTTGCCTAAACCAAATCTATTATTTGTTATTAAATCATAAAAACACCAAGCAGGATTATCCGTCCAAGCAATTTTAAATTTTCCATTCCAAGGACCAGTATAAGTTTTAGCTATAGGGTCATAATTAACTGGAATTTTAACTTTTAAAAGATTCATTAAGTAAGATCTAGTTGGCACATCATTAAAGTATCTTGCATCAAAATTTGAAAATACTAAAGCCGAATCTGGATATGTAAATCGATCAGAATAAACTTCTGTTATACTATGTACTTCTGTGGTACTACTTAAAGAAGCGCTTGTAAATTCTCTAGATATTTTTGTGATATCTACTGCCCATCCTATTTGATTTGGAAATAAAGTAAAAAATGGTTTATTTTCTGCAAAAGGCCTAAAGCAAAATTCATAAGTCCAAATCACTGGAGAAGTAGCCACTTTTCCTTCGATAGTTATGATATCACTTGACCAATATGCTTGTTGAAACGGTGGATATTTTGAAGTATCTAAAATAATAACATTTCCATTATTTAATACTCTGTAAACGTTAAGTCTTAATTGTAAAAATTGACGTTCTACATCTCCCGCATTTGAACCAGTAACAATCTGCTCATAAAGCGAATTAATTTTAAAATTTATTTTTAATGATGAAATTTCTGTATTATATATATAATAAGTTTTTGGAGTAAGAACTTCATTATTTCCAGTTATAACATAATAACCGTATAAAGTTTCACCAATAGAAGTGGTAGTAGAAGTTTGTATTGGATATTTATTTTTATCAACTTGTTTACCAAAATAATTTCTTCTATCTTCATAAAGATTTAAATATGGATTATAGACTGTGTGATCATTGGTTTTTTCTCCATATGTAAATTTATAATCTGAAGATTGAAAATTATAATAACCTTGAAGATCTGAAATTGGAACATCATTCCAATATATTGATCTTGATTCTGGGTTACTAAAAGTTGAACTAAATGGTTGGAAAGTTACACTATTAAACCCAATGCTTCCAGTAGTTTTTCCACTTAAATTTGGAATATAAATTCCAGTAACGAAACCTTCTATGGGTCCTTCGCAAATCAAATCTAATATATTAATTTGAGAAATTGAATTAAATGCTGATTGATTTTTTATAGCTCCATAACCAGCTTCTGTTGCTTTGCTAGTGCTTACCTTATAAATACTCATTAAATCGGGAGTGTTCGCGTCAACATTTTTATATACAATATAATCTCCAGCAAAATTATTTGCTCTCCAATCGAAATAATCAAAACTATTTAATCCTGCTAATGGAGTATAAGCTGACTCAAATCCACTTGGACCACCTCCCCAAGAAATAGGACTTTCTGTAGAATATGGTATTTGCGAACCACTAAATGATAAAGAAATTGCTCCTGGTCCTCCACCATCATCTTGCGCGGTACTTTCTGGAAAATTATAAGATGCAAAACCATATCCTATATTTCCAGGAAATAAAAGATAAGCTAAACCGTCTGCGAATTTATTTGCATTTCCCATAAAATTAAAAAGGCAAAGTAGTTAAAGGGCTTTGATTAATCAAATAGCATCTAGAATTAAAAGTGAATTGATCTCCTTGGATTTCATTTACTACTTGATTTGTTGTTGTTGATTTACTAGCGTTATATGCTCTATATATAATATCATAATTTGCGTATACATTGTTTCCTCCTATGAGCAATCTACCATAACCAACTGGGACAGGCCCACCTTCTCCAACTGTATTTACTGGACCGTTAAAAAGATAAGAAGTTGGGCCTCCACTTTCACCTTCACCACCAATTGGATTAACTTGTTGGGCTGTAAATGGAATATTTGGCGGAGGCTTAGATAGTAATTCACTAGTTCCAGCAGCAATTAAACCTAAACCAGCTATTGCAATTCCAATTGCAAGTGGTATTAAAGGAGGAAAAAATACCCCTATAACGACAGCGGCTGCAACAGCTATTACTCCAGTTATTATTTTACTTACGCCTCCTCCACCAATTATGCAGGGAACCACATCTATAACTTGAATTTTATTGTCTAGATTAACAAATAGTTCAGAATTTTTAATTTCTTGTATAGATTTAAAATCAGGTTTTTCAGAAAATAAATTACTTTTATCTACTAATATTTCATATTCATATTCATCTGCATATTTTAATATCCATCTTCTAAATTTTCTGGTATTAGATTCAATTGCTCTAAAAGCTTCAGCAACACTAGAAACTTCAAGTTCCCAAGATTCTCCTATATCTTCTCCTAACTTACCATGTAAATTAATTTTTATCATATCTTTACTCTAAATGCTAGTTTTGTATGTCTTTTATAAAAATTACAATAATTTTCAATCTTTGAGAAAGTATTGATTGGCTGATGTAGTATTTTATTATCTCTCAAATAAATTGCACAATGACTTGAATCTTTTATGCCATCAATAAGTAATATATCATGATTGCAAATATTTTTAATATCATCAATTAATATAAAATTTTTATTAGTATAATTTTCAAGAAATAATTTTTTAATATTAATTTTATCTAAATCTCCGTATTCTACAGATAAATCAATATTCATTTGTTTATAATAAAAATCTTTTATTAGAGTGAAGCAATCATATTTTTTATATTCATAAAATCTTCCAATTAAATCATCTTGAACCCTAACTGGATTATGAATTTTGAATATATTTTTCTTTATATTATACAATATAATTGGTAAATTTAAATTTTCGGCACAAGTTTTATCTGTTTCAGAAAAATCACAATTTTCATTTGTATGGCTATGATATATATAATATATTTTATTATACATTTTTTTAATTTTTAAAAAATCAATAGAAGAAATTTTAAAAAATTGTTCTGGATCTTTAGAGGTATTTTCACATGGAATACAAATAAAATTATCTTTAAAAACTATAAATCCACAAGTTTCTTTTGGAGAATCTTGAACAGATTGTTTTATAATAAAATTTTTTATTTTTTTGTCAATCATTTTAAATTTGGGGTTTGTTTGTTCCAGGAAATCCACCAAATGGTAAAAATCCATTTAAATAATTTCCATCTGCATCTTTAGGTATACCATGGGATTGTTCTGAAATTGGATTTTCGGCTCCAGGTCTTCTTGGGAAATAAACTGGTTGACCATTAATTCCAGTTAACCAGCTTGCGTTTATATTGTCAGTAAAATATTGCCAATAAATTCTAGTATCTGTAGTTTTAAAATCTTCCCCATTTCTATTGATTGGCCAAATAACAGGTCTAAATGCGGGATTTTTTAACCATCTTAACCTACAAGCACTTATGCTTTTTGAACAAGAATCTGAGATCCAAAAGTTTGTGTTCGGTGGGGCATTAAAAACATCTGATTTATTATTATTGATACAAACAAAATAAAATTTTAATCCTCTACCCTCTAGATGAACAAAATCTCCAGAAACATAATCTGCATTTTCCCTCCAATATCCAGAATTGCCAAGAGTACCAGTTAATCTAAATGTAGCAGTATTTACCGCTGTTCCAACTACTCCTGTACCAAAAACTCCTCCAACAAATAATTGATCATTATCGGTAGCAACTGGGGGTGCGGTTTGAAGACCTCTTACGGTAATTGGTGAATTATCTATATTAGCATAAATTCCACTATGCAAATATGTTAATCTACTATTGTATTCATAGCAGCATCCTTCTCCTCTATATTGAAATGGACATTTTTTTGCTAAAATTGTTCTTCCTGGAAGTGTTAAATTTTCTACGTCTAATATAGTATTTAATTGATATTCTATTACAGATGGATTTTCTGTAGTTTTTCTATCTATATAATATATATCTTTAGGTAATTCTACTTCGTAAATTCCGCTATTTGTTGCAAATATATTGTATCCTCCAGAAAAATTTGCACCATCTAAATATTTTAAAAAAGTTTTAATTCTTGTGAATTTACTACCAACAATATCACCTAGAGATTGTATCTGCATTCTAATATAAGAATAAAAAGAATTTATTGATTGGTCTGGTGATAAATTAGATATCGAAACTCTTGGTGTTGGTAATGTTCCAGCTGAACTATATTCAAACCCTTCTGCGAATATAGGAAATGGATAATAAAAATTATTCTGCCATTTAATTCTTCCAAAAGAATCTGATGTTATTTTATATAAATTATAATCATTATAAACGCGTAAAACTCCACGATTCATTGGTTGATTTCCATCGTAATCAAAATTTATTGTAGCAGGAGAAACTTCTGATAAATCTATTTCGTACAGTTGAACTAATGAAGATGGCGTTAGTGAAGTTATTTCTGTATTAACATCCAAGCTACCACTAACTACTGTATTAAAAGTTGAAGGTGTGCGCATATTATTTTGCTACTTCTATAAATGAAGCTTCCACAGAATAATTATTATAAGAAATAAAGTTAGCGCCCCACTCTGGACAGATAAACATCGTATTTAAATTTGAGTTGGATTTTGCATAAATTGTAGGTAAATTATAAATAAAACTTTGTTTACCGTTCATTTGTTGTAAAAAATGTAAAATTGAAACCGTTTCTTTTTCGTTTCGGTTATCAAGATTTAATGTAAATTCTACTAAGCTTGTATTTAGACCGTCAGTTATTCTTTGTTGATAACCGTTTCCGAATTGATTTATCTTTACCCTTGGCTTATTATTTATATTAGCATTATAAGATGGCTTCCACCAGAAATTTGGATATAATACTCCATTTAAAGAGATATATCCATCCCAATCAACTTGAAGATTACTGGTTGTCACTGGATTATTACCAGCTCCAGTATTTGAATCTATAATGGAATAATAGTATTTACTATCGCTACCTAGTACTATATCGTACTTGTTATAAGTACTTCCAGCGTTCCAAGTTGGAACTGTATCATAAATACTTGCCATATGCCTTTTACCTCCTATATTTTACACTTAAAAGAGGTGTAATTATAGTTAATGTTTAACGTATATTCTATAGAAAATCAAAACTTTTATCTAAATGATTCTTTAATAAGCGGAGTACAAAGTTTAGGTGTTAGTTATCAAAATAATATAAATACTTCCTTAGCGATAGATAGCTCTGATTTAAATTATTTTGTACCTCAACCTGTTGTCGCAAATATTGATTTAAATTATCTATTGAGCTCTAATGATAGATTTATAAGTTATACTGGCTCTAGCCCATTTAGTGGTAGAATTGAATATGGCAATAATTATTTTACATTTTCTAGTGGATATTTAGCTAGCTACTCTTTGGATTATAAATTAGGAAATTATCCTAAAGTCGAAACTAAAAGCTTAATTTTTGGTGAGCTTGGAAATACATCTGGAACTTTTTCTTATGCTCCTAAAATTTTAAATAATTTTGATATTGGAGATAATTGTTATGTTGATCTAAATTTAGACCAAGCAAATTTTAATAGATTAGAAGCCTTTAATATAAATATAGATATTCCAAGAGAAACTGTTTATACTATTGGTAATTATTTGCCAACAAACGTATTTATAAAATATCCTATTTCTATATCTTTAAATTTTCAATTTTCTATGAGCAATTATAATCAGGAAAAGGTTACAAATATATTAACTGGAATAACTAAAAGAAATTTAAATCTATCTTTTAGAAAATATAACACCAGCGCATCAATTTTATCTTTCGACTTATCTAATCTAATCAATAATCAAACACAGTTAAATTATGGTATTTCTGATGATGCTAAATTGAATCTCAACTTTCAAACATATATATTAAGCGGCTCGTAAAAATTAAAATAAGTAAAATATAAAGACTATTAATCTTTGATTTTCTTAATTCGGTCTATTAATTCAAATAGTTTAACTTTAGGTATATCTGAGATAGAGTTTAAATTTTCTGCATTTTCAAAATTATCTTTAATTAATCTTTTTTTAAGTGACTCAAAATTCACTCCTTTTTCTTTCATGGTTTTCTCTAAAACAGATTGAGGCGAAGTGGGATTTTCGTTAGTTGGTTGAGCAAAATCAAATAATTTTGCTTCTCCTAGCTCCTCTTGAGATACGATATTGATTTTTAAGAAATTACGAACACATCTTACAAAGGCTCTATTCTCAGCAATTGCAGCCAAGAAGAATTTAGCAAAGCTCTTGGTATTATTTACTGTAGCATCAGCTAAGGATTCAAAAACGATCTCTCTGCCATCTGTTTCATAATTCGGTAGCCAAGTGATTCTACAGCTTGTAGCGAAATATGTATCATTTGCAGATACGACATTGTACTCTACTTTAGAATATCCTCTTATTTGAGCAAGCTCTTTTATTCCACCCAATAGTATAAGGAGATCTTTATCTTCTAGCTTGGATACATCTGTTTCTTGAGTTTTCTGTCTATTATTAACAAGATATTCTGTTTTTACCATTTTACGCCAATTAATTGTTCCGTCTTCATTATAAATATAATTTATATTTGCATCTTCAATTAAGCCATATTTGTTTCTTGTTATTAGTTTTGGTGGAACTACTTGGATAGCTAAGTCTTTATTCTGCTGTTGTATTGGCATGTTAAAAAGTTCAGAACTAGCTACTGAAACTGTATTTTCTTCTGCTTTAATTTTAGGGCTCATTTAAGAATGATACCCTATATTAAACTTTAAGTCAACTTAAAAATATAAAAATTATCAGCTTCTTTCCAAAATTCAATATCATCAACTACTTTACTACCGCTTCCATTTAACCAATCATATTTAGAGACACTTTTACCCTTTGATGAATATAAAGTTCTCGAAGAGTTATAATAAAGATTATCAACATTTGATATTTTAGTCTCTTCTTTGGTTTTATGCTTTCTATTAACGATTAAATTATAATCCATATAATCGATTTTAAATTTATTTAAAATTTCTTCTGGTAAGAATGATAGTAAAGTATAGCTAATAGAATTACTCTTTAATAATTTAACAAAATTTACGCTATTGTTTTCTTCAATTATGTAGATTAATTGGTTTATATTACGCTTGTGTTTTTCAATTATATCTTTTTTAATAGGCTTATTGGTAAAAATTATGCTTTTTCTTTGAGATAGAATGGATACTAAGGCTTCTTCATTAAAACAATAGTCTAGTCTTATAATAGGATTTTCAACTTGTATTGAGCTAAGATCTAATACTTGATCTGGTATAATTTCGAAACTCTTAAGATTAAAATCTTGACCAATAAATACTGTTTCTGGCATTTTTGGAAATTCAATATTCAATAATTTTAATACACCTTCTGCGATTTCTTCTGGTTTGATAGTATCAATAGATTTAGGAGTCTCTACTTGAGAATAAGATGGTTTTTTATTTCCAATTCTTTCGTATCCTTTTAATAGAATATGCTTGTCTTTATTTCCAAAATGTGGACCAGCAACATTAGGATTACTGATACTATATAATGAAACAATAGGAATATCAAAACTTGAAGCTAAATGTACACAAAGACTATCTGCACCAAAGTGTAATTTAGAATTTTGAATAAGATAAGCTAATTGATTTATATTGGTTTGCCCTAATAAATTGATTACTCCGCCCAATTGTTTTTCGTCTTTTGTACCTACTTGAACTATATAGATGTCAGCTTTTGATAAAAATGGCTGTATTAAATTAATAACTTCTTGCCAATACGAATAATTTCTAGAATCATAAGGAGTTTGATTTTGAATTGTTATATATGGTTTTAAAGGAAGTGGAAAATATTTTGTGTATATAAACGGTTTATCTATCTTCGACCCTGTATTTGTTGCGTATGTATCTAGAAGTCTCATTTATTTATGATATATCAAGTTAATTGAAATTCTACTTTATCTAAACCGTTGTGAAGATAATTCAAATTTCTTTGAGTGCAAGTATACGGCAAGTAAGCAATATCAAAATATCCATCATGTTGATTGTTACCTTCTAGCCAAATTATATTATCCATGATTGGGTTGTATTCTATCCATTTGTGTACATATTCATTTCCATCTAGTATGTCTTTATATTGAGGTTTCGTTGCCACATACAAGCTATAATCTGGATATCTATTCTTAATAGATTTGAATAATGCCGTACTAAGAAAGACATCTCCAGCACTTTCTGGCATAACATAGATTACTCTACCTTTGTCATTTTTATCTAAAACATCTTCGAATTTTACCTGTTTGTCTTCTCCGCTTTCTTTTAAAGCTACATTTCTGAAATAGTTTTCTATATCTTGTCTTTTTGCGCCTTTAGATAATTCGCCCATCCAATATTGGTAACCAGAATCATTTTTATCAACACTCTTCATTTTAAGAATATTATTATACATGCACAACACCCAATCACCATCGTCTACAATATTTGGTATTTGAAAGTATGGATCTTTCTTATCTTGGGGATTATCTAGCACTTTGGCCCAATCAGCGAATTCTTGTTTATCTATAAATTCTTCTATAGATTTTCCTACGTTTTGAATACCAAAATTTTTAATAGTCCATTCCCTAGCTTTCTTGCCCATTTCAAGTCTTTTGTGTTGTGGCATTTTATATACAATACTTAATTGTTTAGCTATTGATTCTGGATAAGTAGAAGCTTTAATAAATTCTGTACCATGCTCTCTATATTCATTCCATTCTAAGGGAAGAGAGTTTGCTTCTGTCTCACACATTTCTTCGCCACAGCTATAATTTGTAACAAGAGTAATAAGTTCGGTTAATTTTGCCTCTTGGATCGGTATTTCTTGTCCACCACTTGTAAATGGATGACAATAAACGTCCATAAAATTATAAACTTCATTTAATTGATCCTCTGTAACTCCAAGTGATACATTTGTTGTGGTTTGGCTTTTTTGTGCATTACAAAATTTGCAATTAGTATCTGGCCCAGCGAAGGGTTTAATTTCATATTCTCCACAGTTTTTACAAATATGAGTAGTCAATATTTCATTATGATTTACTCCAAATTCAACAGCAAGCTTATGAATGTTCCATCCTTCACCCCAATGGGTATGCAAAAGAAGATATGTATTTTTAACTTCTGGATTATTCTTTTTCCATAAAGCGTAACCTTGTAATAAATTTGGAACACTTTTTCTTAATTGATTCCTAAAAACGAATCCAATTATGAATGCATCCTGTGGAATACTATGCTTTTTTCTAAGTTGATTTCTATCAAAATCTGATAAACGATAAAATTCTTTATCTTCAAGAGAGCCATGCATAGTCTTAACATGACCATGTCCAAGTTTATGCAAAGCTTTCGTGGCGAAGTTACTCCAAATCCAATAATTCTTAATTTTTGGAGCGTTAGTAATAGCAGATTGAAGAATAGGAAGGGAGTCTAATGTGGTCCAAATCACAGATGCAATTTTATTAAACCATGGTTTTTCTATAGCAAAATCTACTCCCCAAATATCTTGAACGCCAATATAAATATCTGGCTTTTCCTCATTAATGACTTTATCCAAAAGATGCGCCCCGTAGCTTGCCATTCTAGCTAAATTAGGATCTCTGTTTAATTGGTCAAGTTCTTGCTGAGTATTGGGTAGGGAACCTACTGACTTCCAAGGGGTCTTCTTGAACTCTGGATGATCATAAGTCATTCCACATGAGTAATGAACTAGATCATATTTATTTGTGGAATATAAATGTTTAAGTAAAGTTTTAGCATTTCTTCCAAAGCCAGTTTTGGCTAAAGAAAAATCTGTTTGTATTAAAACTTTCTTTTTCCGTTCCATTACCAGAGTTCGCTATCTTCTTGACTACTTTCTGTAACTTCTTTAACTTCTTCTTTGGTTTCTTTTGTGAAATTTTTTGCTTTCTTAATAGCTTCTATTCGTTGAGTTTCAAAGACAGAATTTAAAGAATAGCTCAAAAACTCTTTTAATAGTCTTGCTTCATTAAAATAAAAGCCAATTAAATATGATTGTTTATTTTCTATGTTCTGCTTGTCTTCTTTATTTACGCTATACGAAAAACCAACTTGCTTATCGTCTCTGATATAAGGAGCTAGCCTAATTTTTGTAATTTGTTTTTCTGAAGTATGGTAAGCTGAAAATTCAGTATTTCTTTCTAAAGAGTCAAGAAGTCCAGCTGCTTCTGTGAGTGAAAATTTAACCTTAACACTTTTATTGGGATTATTTTGATTCTCGGAGAAAGACCCAATCTTTTTTGTCTCATTCCAAGAGCTTTGTTTGATTAATGAACCCCATACCGAATTATCTTTTGAATTTACGCTAAAACTACAAGCTGTGCCTGTGTTTTTACTATTTGGTTTATAAAATGATATCATATTTCTTTATATTACTGCTTATATTTTAAAATGTCAATTATTTTTATCTATCTTTTTTAAATCATTTAATTTCATATATATCTCATGATCTTGAATAGCTATTAAATCACCAAATATACAATCATCTCTTTTGGAGCCTTTGACTATTACGATATTTCCTTCTTCAAAATTCTTATCATTTAATAGTTTATTTGTCTCAATATTATCATTAAATATTAATACGCTAATTGTACTTGTTTCATCTGATATCTTTAGCCTAACATACCTTGTCTTCTTTGCGTTTTTAGATATGCCAGAGAATACTTCTTCTATTTGACCAACTAAAGCTACTTTAGAGTTAACTGGTTCGTCTAATATATCAGATACATATTTAAGATTTTCTCTTTTTTCGGCAAAGATATCTTTTAGATTTTTATTATAAGTATATCCTAGAAGTTTCTTTTCATAATACCAGTTAGCAAAACTTTCGCTTTTATTGTTTTGTTCATATATACTCAAGTACGGAGTATACTTTTCTTTAATTGTAGTAAGTCTATTATCTTTAATGACTACTTTATTTTTCTCATCCGTAAATTTATTGAGATGTTTAATGATTTTAATTAGATCATAATCAAACTTATCTGCAAATAATATTGAATACTTTTTCTCCTTAGAGGTTAACATGTTCCATAATTGAACCTCTAATACTATTTTGCTTCTTGATTGATTAAATCCGCTAAGTGCTCCAGCTTGAATTAATGCAGATAATGCTCCAATATTTAATCCAGCTTCTTCTGCGGCTTCAAATATTTCAAATTTATTTGAGTATTTATTTCTGAAGCTATTTAATTTTTCTATTGACTTATCGCTAATACCTTTGATTGATAATAAACCAAATCTAATGTCCTTGTCTTCGATTGAGAAATCCATTTCTGATTTAATAATATGCGGGGGAAGAAGCTTGATACCAAAATTATGCATCTCTTTTTGAATCTTAGATATTTCTCCAATTGGGTCTGGTTCATTCCTGCTCATTTTTAATAATGATAAAAAGAATTGTTGAGGATAATTAAACTTAAGATAAATTGTGATTGCTGCTAGTCCAGCGTAAGCTATAGAATGTGATTTATTAAATGAGTAGTTAGCAGAATCTTCTAGAATTTTCCAAAGAATTTCACTAACTTCTTTTGGAATTTTATTTTGTTTGCATTTTTGTTCAATCTTTTGTTGCCAAGCTTTAATCTCTTCCGTTTTCTTTTTGCCTACAATTCTTCTTAATATTTCTGCTTCATCTAAAGTAAACCCAATCTTATGGGCCATTTTCATTAATTGCTCTTGGTATAAAGCAACTCCGCCAGTTTCTTTTAAAATTTCATCAAAGAACGGATGAATACTTTCTGATTGCTGATAATTTGTATGAGCTGCGTATTTATCTACGAATTGAAGCGCTCCAGGTCTAGCTAAAGCAAGAACCCCGCTAAGTTCTTCTAGATTTTTTGGTTTAACTTTTTGACATACTCTAAAATTAGTTTCTGCTTCAATTTGGAATAAGCCATGTGGAGATTTCAAATCCTGCAAATTTCTATAAATAGATTCATGATTTAAATCTATATCTTCTATTTTTAGATTAATGCTCTTGCAAACGTTGTCTACTACAGAAACGCTTCTTAAGCCAAGAATATCTAACTTTATATTAAAAACACTTGCCCAGTTCATGTCAAAACTAGATACTACTTCTTTATCTGAAGAAAATTCTGTTGGACATATAGTTTCTAGATCGTAATAAGAAAGTAATACTCCAGAAGGATGAACTCCTTTATTCTTGATCAAGTCTCTTAATTTAAGTGCAATTTGATATGCTTCTTTATTTTGATCACACCATTCTTTAAATTGTTCAACTTCTTGATAAGCTTCTGAAATATCCTTAACTTGACCATAAGTTTTAGGGATTAAAGAGGAAATCATTGTCATTTCTTGCTCTGGTTTTTCTGCGATGATTTTACCACATTCTTTAATAAGCAATTTTCCACTTAAGCTATTAAAGGTTAATATCTTACTAGTTTTACCTTTGAATTTGTTCTCTAAATATTGAAGTACTTTTTGACGATTATAATAACAAATATCTAAATCTACGTCGCACATCAAACTGCCATCTAGATACGTTACTCCATCAATAACCTGCTTTTTAGCACGAATCTTGGATATAAATCTTTCGAAATACAGGTCGTATTTAACTGGGTCGATTCTGGTAACGCCTACCAAGTATAATATTAAAGATCCAGCAGCTGAACCTCTGCCTAGACCTATTGGAATATCACTAGTTTTGCAAAAATGGATAACATCCCATACAAGTAATATATAATCAATAAAGTCTAATTCCTTTAAAGTCTCTAATTCATACTTTGCCCTATCAACATATTTCTTATAATCCTTATGGGATTTATTAATATTTAAAGTCTTAAATCCATTTAACGCTAAAGCTTTTAAAAAATCATAATTTGATGCATCTTCACTTATTCCTAAATGTCTTTTGGATGCTAAATCAATTTTAAACTCGGGCAATCTAACTCCATGAATATCCAACTCTGTGTCTTCAAATTTATCAGAAAAGTCCTTCTTGTTAGAGTAATTATCAGTCTTCATTTTCATCTTCCTCTTGCTCTTTTTCAATTTTATCTATTTCTTGATTAAAAATCTCTAGTCCTCTTGATAAGATTTTCATAGAAGTCCTATCTTTCAAACTATAAAATACATCGGCTTTGCCTTGTTTCTTTCCTTTATCTATGGTTATAAGAAGATACTCTATACCATGATCTTCTAACTTCTGTATAGTATCATAAACGTTATCTAATGAGCCCATTTTATACCTCTATCTGCCATTTTAATTTATTCCATACTTTCAAATTTAAATCAAGATCATTTATTGCATCGTGAAGACTTTCATAATCATGTTCTATGCCATTCTCTTTGCCAAGAAAAGTCAAAGAGCTTTTAACATTTTTCTTTCTGGTGTTAAGAATTTTATATTGATATTCAAGTAAATCATCTTGGGGAGTATAGATAGAATTATACTTTATGCCTCTTGCCACTGCATTAGTATCTATAATTTTATTCATTAATCCTTTCCAATTCGATTCCATAGTTTTATAGTATTCTTTTATGAGGTAAATGTCAAATCCTAAAATATTATGGCCGATAATATAATCTGCGTTATCGAGCCAATCTTTTATAGTGGGGAACACTTCTTTTGGATCAAAGCCTTCTTTTTGAACTTTTCTGTGGTCGTATCTTGTTATTCTCGCAGCATCTTCACTTATCTTTAAATCTGTATTCCATTTCAAATAAAAATTCTTTTGATCTATTTTTTTGTCTCCTTTTACTTTTATCATCGCTATCTGCCAAGGTATATTATGGCAAAAATTAAGACAAAGATTAAATGTCTCGCAATCTATAAACACGATAGTCTTATCTTTGTCGTATCTTAAAAGATGTTCGTCCATTAATTCCTTTGATGAACGCTTTCGAAGCAGAATTCATTACTTGACATATGATCTAAATTAGGCTTATTTAAGACGCTTCTATTATTAATGCACCTAAAGGTTAAGTAAGCTTTAAAATCTTTTCTCTCTTTGTAAAAGATGCTTTGCGCTTTATATATTTTGAGATCATTCTTTTCCGCAAAAGATAAAGCTTTTTGTTTTACAAGTGAATCAAATGGTAGATCATTATCTTCTATAAAAAAGATAGGTTTTGTAAAATCAAACTGAGGAATACAAAGGCTATTTTTAAGAGTATTATTAAATATAAAAGAATCATAAAAAGGTATACATAGAATCAAATCATCAGTCCAATTTTTAGAAATTGTTTCGTAATCTAATCGTGGTTCGTAATAAAAGCCTTCTTTTGCTGCGATACTATAGAGTTTTGTTAATTGTTGATATCCTTTTTTATTTTTAAAGAACAATATTATCTTTGAAGACTTTGTCTTTGATTCTTCGGATTTATCAGTCATTGATTCGGTAACCGATATTCTTAATCCATAGTTTAATTTGATATTGTTTTTACGACAATTAGAATAAGCTTCAAGGAATGAAGACATATTATCTTCTACTAGATAAAGTTCTTTCATTTTGTTTTCTTTGCAAATTTGTATAATAGAATCTGGATAGTCGTCTTTTTCATCTTTATCTTCAAGGGTTAAAATGGATCTACCTAAAGAATAGTGAGATTTAAATAGCGGTATCATGTATATAGATTAACAATAATTTTATAAAAAATCAATCTAAAAAACTATCTTTTTTTGGATTCTCTTCTTTATTATTGAATTTTGGGCATCCTTCATATTTTCTTGTTTCTATTTTAAATCCATCAATACTTTTAAAATCATTCTTTAGACTTGTCTCTGTGACTTCTCCGCCTTCATTTATTTTAACATAATAATCATAAGGAGCTTTGTATGGACAAACCCAAGACCCTATCCCACACATCCATTTATTCTTTTGACTATCTACTGCAAAATTAGCCTTTGCACTATTTTCATCAAAATTATTTATATATTCATTAATATGTTCTAAATAGTATTCAAAACCTTTGATTTGTTCGTCATTAAATGAAAGCTCTTGAGTGGGCTTTTTAGGAAATCTAAGAAAAAGAAATTTGATTATAGGTTTCAATTTGGGCCAAAGCTTTTTACTGGCTAGACTATACATCATAGCTTGAATATTGGCTTCTAGCTCGTCTCCTCTGAATTTATATTTGGAGCTCTTGTAGTCGATTATATGCATTTCTTTTTTGATTTTAATGGGTTTATCCATGAATCCGCGAATATGATATTTAGGATTATCATTTTGAATATTAAAGGCATATTCTGGTTTTACTATCTTTCCATTTTCTCCAAAAAAATCTTCTTTAAGGCCGACTAATATCATTTCATCTAACAATTCATAATTAGATTCAGCAAGACCTACTTTTAATGATAGTTTTTTAACTAATTTAGATATACCTTTGCTAGCATTAATTGAACTATTTTTAATTATAATATCGTAATGTCTTTTATGTCTTTCTTTTAATAGTAATTCAAAAACTGTATGGCAAATGGTACCTCTCAAAGCTCCTTCGTTTTGGGTTTGAGGAATTTTATCATGATAATTATTCCAGTAAACCCAAGAACAAGTTTCAAGGGTCTTAATTCTAGAGGCTGATAAAACTTTTAAAGAGCTTTTTTCCATTGAAGTATTTCCTCATTTGTCATCTCTCCGAAATCTTTTTTAATAGGTAAAGTAATTTTAAGTTGTCGTTGGTCAAAATATCTTTTAAGTCTGGAGTAAATTTTGTCTGCTCCAATATTTCCTGCCATATTTTTATTTGAATCATTATTTAAACTAATGTATATCTTTTTAATATCTAATTTTAGCATCTGATTTAATATGGGTAGACTAAGGCTAGTACCGAAAGTAACTAAAACATTTTTAATGCCATTTTGCCATAAATTTAACATATCTCCTATGCTCTCTACCAGAATAACTTCTCTTTGCTCTTGCAATATAGAATGATTTAAAAATAATGGATATAAAAAATCACTCTTTTCTCCAAGATGTTTCCATTTGATCTTAGATATATTCGTAACATCTCTACCAGAAAAACCTATAATATTATTCTTTAAATTGAAAATAGGAAAAACATATCTATTTTTCATTTTACCAGCATTAGCTAGGCCACCTTTAAATTGAGATACAGTTTCTTGAGTTATGTTCCTATTGATCCAGTAGTCATGACAACTCTCTAACCTATCTAGAATAGATATATCAAAATTTTTTGTAGATTTAATTAAAGGCTTTTCTACATT